GTAAACTGGCTTTTCAGTTTCGTCAAGTAGACGACACATAACCGAAGTTTGTTTCCCGGCATCGTCTGAATCATAAAATCTGCTTGCTGGATCCAGCATAAAAATTCTATCGCATGGATATGTGGCCGCAGCTGAGTTGATGCACCAAATTTCATCCCATTCTCTTCCGTTTTGCAATCCAATAGCAAAATCAACCTGGGAAATTCCCAAACCGATTATTGCTACTCTTTTGCCTTCTAGTGATTCAATTCGTTGCATTAAGTCACGCTAGTGCGGACCGAATCGTAACGATACTCGTCGCGTGTAGCGCGACCTTCTGAGGTATTTTTCATTCTACCTACCGCCTCCTTAAATCTGCCCTCAAGTTGGGCAACGACATCGGCGGGCTCCTTGAGAAAGATTGCTCCTTCAACCAAGGATCCATACAACAAAGCGTCTGAGTAATCCGTAGACAAGAATGTTGTACCACTGTCACTACCATTTGTGAGAGATACTGGTTTGTTTAAATAATGAAGTTCAACGTCAAAATTCGCATTTGGAATTGGCGAAACTTCAAAAGCTGCTTCATCGAACAAAGAATAATATTTAGGCGTAGATGTTGTCGTGCCTGGAGAATATTCTTTAATAAACGATGGGTGTTTAAAATCTAAATAATCGTATGTGCTTGAGCTAATAATAGCCAAACTCATTGGTGCATAAAAATCAGTTGGTGTTGCCAAGAATCGATTGCCGCTTGTCAGAGTGCCCTGGACATTCTTTCTTTGTTCTGGAAGCTGCACAAAAGAAAAAATACGATCTTCTGATTCTTTAATAAAGTTTGGAAGCTGCGTCGTAAATGTTGACTCAGAAACCTCCAGGTAATCTTGGACCGCAGTTTTAAGTGTTGCGTATGTAAAGCTCATGTCGTTACTGTAACCTCACCAACACTCATTGTCATAGAAAATGTGTCCAAAACTGCACCCAATTTTCCATTTCCAACATTAGTGTAGACCAAAAATTTTGTGTTGTCTTCATCGGTATCTGGCCTAGCATTTTTTAGAGCTTGCGGATCATTCGGAGAAGGTTTTGGAATGAGCTGTGGGTGTTTTGGACTCCATTGATCTGGGCCCACAAGTAAGCCATCCCAAGTCATTTTCATGTCTTGAAGTTTGTAACGAAATCCAGTAATGTCACAGATCCCGTAAGCGTATTTACCAGCTGCAAATGCCATTATGCGTTATTATAACTCCTCAAATCCGGTGAAACTTTAAAAGATCCACGATCTTCGTCTTGTGCCAAAGCTCTGGCAAATTCGTCTTCATATAATGCTTTTAACATTTGTGCTCTATCTGGAGCTCTCTTCAATGAAATGTAATAAGCTAGACCAGCGGCCAAGCAAGGATAAAACCGAAACGGCATGTCTAGCGTGTTTGCCCCGGCATCCGCATCATCCATCCTGGTTAAAACATTCATATAGATTGTATAAGTGCTGCTTTTATCTGGAGCTGGCCAGACTGAAATTGTAGGTGTCAGTTGTTTGTTGACAAAAAATTGATTGGGTTTTCCAGTTGTCGATTTATTAGTTATATGCGAATACTCCGCTCGACTTAGCCTAGACATCGGAATATCTGTTATTTCAGAATTAACAGTTTCTCTAATAAAAACATCCAGGACATCTATTGGAGCAGTTGCATTAGTAGTATCAATGTTATAAGTCAAGGTGTCTTTAACCATGGCCACAGTCTTTTCTTTTATGGACCATTGATTAAGGCCTCTATTGGCCCATTCTGCCAACATAAGATTAAGGCTTCGCCTAGCTGTTTTTAAATCATAGCCAGTTCTGAGCTCAACGCCACAGCGTTCAAATGCTTCTTCGACGTAATCTGCTACATCTAGTTCAAAATCTTTGCTACCCGAGGTTGCCATCTAATTTACAAGGCTTTCTTTACGGACGCTGGACAATTACCTATGCCTGGGTTCGCTTTTTTCTCACTTTTCCAAGCAGCTCCGCCTTTTTTCATCATTCTTGGCATAGCTCTTGTAGTGCTTTTGTTTGCTCTTGCTATTGGAGCAGAAATCCTGTCCATATATCCGCTGCCCGTTCCTACTGCTGGGCCTCCGGCCATACCGCCATGTCTATATTTAACTTTTACACCTTTTTTCTTTGCTGCTGCTTTTGCTTTAGCAATGCCTTTAGGCGAATATGAATAATGTTTCCCATCTACTTTTGGCATATTCTTCTCCTGTCTTTCTACCAAGTAAAATTATAATCATAAAAATTTTCCCAGCGGCAGAAAATACTACCGCTAGGGAATCTTTTTACATCCGAAATGGCCGCCATTAATAGTTCTTATTCAGAACCAAAATGATCGTGTAAGCATCGCCACTACTGTGTCCAGCAGTTGTTAAATCAATGTCTCCAGTTACTCCGCTTCCAGCATTGTTCGGAATACCAGTAAATAAATCATAGTATTCATCCCCGGTGCTGTCAGCTGGCAAATGAACCAAAAGGACATTGGATGTTGCATCAAACTCTAGTTTGACGCTCATACCAAATGTGGCCCAATAGATTCTTGCTACTGAAACAGAGGTGCATGTTTGCCCGGCACTATTTGTTGCCAGGGCAGAAACATCTACTTTTTTAACAGCTGATTCACCAGTGCCATCAGAGACATTGGTGAATTTCAGTATGGCAGTCTTCTCACCATCTTGGATAGTTTGTGAAGTTACTGCATCAGCCATAATCTACTCCTTACAGCTCTGTAACCGCTGTACGCTCTTTACCAGCTGTTATATAGTCAACTGTAAGAACCTTCGCCGCAGCAGCGCCGTTTTGTACGCCAAAAGATATTGCTAACTCTTCGTCGTCCGGGGCATTTGTATTTACAACAGTTCCAGCAAGAACATTGTCTTGGAAAACATGAAACTTTTGATCTTTTGGATCATAAACGAATCCAAGCGTCATAAAAGTATCGTCTGCCATATCATTCGGTAATGACAATGTAGATTGCGTTCCATTTTTCTCAACAATAAACTGAGGAGTTTCATCTCCATCTGTCAGCAAGAAAAATATGCCGTCTGATACATCCAAAGGCGCCGTGTCAGTAATTTGTAATCCCATTACAATATCTGTTGCATCCGCATCGGAAGTTTTAAAACGAGATTTGAATAACAACTGTTTACCAGTTTCATACTTAAATGATTCAATCACGCCACCAGAACCACCAGCCCACTGGAAGAAATCAGCGTCGTTATCAGCATCGTCATTTGTGACAACTAATAATCCGCCATCTCCGTCCCCTAGTGCCTCGGTTGCAGCTCCCGTGCCGCCTTCGGTCGTTGTAATTACCCAATCGCCAGCAGTGTATTTATCAAAATCATCGTGAAAAATATGATACTTCGTTGGATCTAGTTGTTTGATCTTACCAAGCGTACCGCCAGCGGCAACATTGGTAACACCAGAAGTGAAATGTGTAGTCATAAACAGCCTCCTTAATATATATTGACCATTACGAGCACCATGCCCGCAACATTTATTCTACACTTTGATGATACTACTAGGCGGTCATTTGTGCAATAGCACTTATTCCGTGTGACTTGAGCTCCTCGATTGTATTCTCAGCTGTGGTATGCAGGATGCCAATACCGCCAGCTTTGGTCCAAGCATCGATGTTTGATTTTCTATCATCAATAAGGATATGCGATGGCCTGGCGAAAACCGCTTTGTCTGCGCCTCTTAATGTAGAGGTGACTATCGGCTTTGGATGTATGTGCTTGTTTACCCAAATCGTTTTGTCTCTGACAACCACTGGCCTATTTATAGCTCCAGAGGCCGTCAAGATCTCCCAATGGATCCCAGTATTCTTTAGATAATTAACCAGGAGCTCCATGCCGGGCATCAGAGGTAGAGCTGCAAACAATCCTTTATCGGATAATTCTTTCTTCCTGGAGTCGTAGTCGTCTTTGTTGGTAAACGGGCCGTTGAGAAACATCGGCAGCTCAATACCTTTTTCAAAGTCGGCTAAGACTCCATCCATATCGACAAATATTTTGTTTATTTCAGTCATATTATGCAAGATCCCTGTGGTTTGCCCAATCGTTGTAGGTATTTTTAAAAGCCGTATTGAGACTATGGTAATTGGAATCTTCAAGAGCATCTAGTGTTGCTCCAACAATATTTTCGCAATTCCATACCATGTATTTGCTCATAATCAAACCAAAGCACTCAGCATCGGAAGGGTTGGCACCCTCCACGAAACATGTTTCTTTGACTTCTTCTATTAGTGGATCAATGATTGACTTAATTTTAGTTTCTAATGCCATTACGCTACCTCCTCGATCTCTGGATCAATTATTAATAATTCGTTTGTGTCTCTGGTTTTTGGCTCCATTGGCATAATCAAGAGAAGCCCGTGATCTGACTCCCAAATGCTTGCTCCCCTGGTGGTCCCACCAACAAGGTTGATGCCCATATATTTGCCACCCTCACTTTTCAACATGAAGTTTTTAATCATCGCCAAGTATCTGGGATCAAAACCGATTGTTTCGGTGATCTCCAAACCGGGATTAACCACTCTCCTCCAATCTGGGTAGTGGCAGTCAAAGGCCGTGATCTCCTCACGATTTACAAGCCAAACATCATCCCCACCCATTTTGTAATCGGACTTTACTATGTGAATACGCTCACTGGATTTTTTCAGATAATTGAAGTATGGATGGATTCCTCGTGCACCTGGGGTGGGATTTTTGAGACTCAATGTCACC